AAGTCATCGTGACATTGACGACGGTTCCCGACCGTCTCAATACGTCGCTTCCTGCCGCTATTAGATCTATTAGCGCGTCAGGATACGATGATTATGAGATACATCTCAATCTCCCCCGCGTCCACAAGATGACGGGGGAGAAATACTTTGTGCCGGAATGGGCGCAGAAGTATCCAAAACTTCGCATATTTTCTGACTTGGCGGATCTTGGGCCTAAGACAAAATTTATCCCGACGGTTCTGCGAATAGACGATCCTGACGCCGTAATTATTACGGCGGATGATGACATCCTGTATCACAAAGATATGATTCAATATCATGTCGATAGCCAACGAGATGCACACAATGTCGCTTTTGGGTTTTCTGGGACAAAGGCCGGAAGATTAATACTAGCGCCAAAGCAAGATATGGACGTCGATATACTGGATAATTACAAAACGGCTTCCTATAGAAGAAGCATGTTCGGAGATGATTTTTTCTCCAAATACGCTTCAAGGTCTTGGAACGACGATATCGTCATTTCTGCATATCTGCATGATAAGGGTATAAGAAAAACGGTTTTATCTTATAAGAACGAGACATTCTTCCATCCGCGCGTTAAATCGTTCCCAATCGTAAATCTCGTAGATAACCCAATGACGGGCTGCGATTTATTCCGCGGACATGCGAATAAAAGCAGTAGTCCAGAATTGCAAGTAATGTATGAAAGGGCAATCTCAGAAGGGGGAGATCATGCCGTATAGCTCAGAAAATGGAAAAGCATATATCCGAAACATTGTCGGGCGCATTAAGCATGACCGCATGCTGGATATCGGCTGCGGATCAGGCACATATGCCAAGATGTTCCCAGAGGCGCACTGGACGGGAGTTGAGGTCTGGGAACCCTACGTCGAAGAGTTTAAGCTCAATGAGCTTTATCAGAAGCTGATAATCTCTGACGTCACTGAGCTAAAGTTGAAAGAGCTTGGGCATTTTGATGTCGCCATACTTGGCGACGTGCTTGAGCACATGGAAAAAGATTTAGCCAAATTTGTTCTTAATTTCGTCAAGCATATCGCCGACACAGTCATCGTCAGCATTCCAATCGGCCACTATCCGCAGGATTCCTATAACGGAAATCCATACGAGAGGCATATCACCGACAATTGGACTGATGAAGACGTCCGAAAGACATTTGGCGAGCCGACTGTCGGATATATCGATGGCGAGATAGGCGTCTACTGCTGGTCAAACCAAAAGGTTCGGCCGAAGATCTGCGTCTACACAATCAGCAAGAACGAAGAAAAGTTTGTCGCGCGCTGGGCGGCTTCAGCCAAGGACGCCGACGTTCTTGTTATTGCCGACACCGGCAGTGAGGACAGGACGGTTGAGATTGCCAAGGAATGCGGTATTCAGACGCATGAAATCTGCATCACGCCTTGGCGGTTTGATCATGCCAGAAATGCTTCTATCGCGCTTATCCCGAAAGATGTGGATATTTGTATCTGCATGGACGTCGATGAGGTTCTGGAACCCGGCTGGCGAGATGAGATCGAAAAGGTCTGGACTCCGGGCACTACACGTTTGCGCTATATGTTCGATTGGGGGATGGGCGTAAGGTTTGGCTATGAAAAGATCCATGCCCGGCATGGCTATTTCTGGCACCATCCCTGCCACGAATATCCGGTCTATGATAAGCGAATCACTGAAGTTTACGCTTTCACAAATGCGCTTCTTGTCAGCCATCACCCTGATCCGACAAAGAGCCGTGGACAGTATCTCGACCTTCTGGCGCTGTCGGTCAAAGAAGACCCTGTGTGCCCGCGCAACGCCTTTTACTATGCCCGCGAGTTATCCTTTTATGCGCGCTGGGACGAGTCTATTGCGGAGTGCAAGCGCTATCTGGCCCTCCCCGGCGCGACATGGATCAATGAGCGGTCATACGCCATGCGCACTTTGGCTAAATGCTATGAAGGTAAGGGCGACTGGAACGAAGCGGAGGCTTGGTGGCTGAGGTCTGCCGCCGAAGCGCCGAATACCCGCGAGCCGTGGTGCGGTCTCTCAAATCTCTATTATATGCAGCGCCGGTGGCAGGAGTGCTATGGGGCAGCCATGCGCGCTTTGGCTATCAAAGACAGAGAATTTGTATATACTGTAGACCCGGCGGTTTGGGGCTCGCACCCGCATGATCTGGCTGCTATTGCGGCTTGGAATTTGGGTATGAAGGATATCGCCACAGAGCAGGGGGCCTTGGCCGTCCAGCTTGACCCTGACAACGAACGCCTGAAAGAGAACTTATTGTGGTTCCGGGGCGAGAAGACGGTGGAATAAAATGGATCACCAGACGATCTACAATATCCTCATTGGCCTTATTAGCGCGATGCTTGGCTGGTGGCTAAACAACGTCTGGATGTCGATCAACGAACTTCGCAGAATAGACAAAGAACTGGCCGACAAGGTCGCGTCTATCGAAGTGCTTGTGGCTGGCGAATACGTCACTAGAGACGAATTTAACAATGTCATGAGCCAAGTATTTAACAAGTTGGACAGGATCATGGACGCCGTTAGCAAGAAGGCTGACCGATGAAAGAGAATTATGATAAGTGCCTCGCTCTCGTCCTGAGATACGAAGGCGGCTATATCAATCACCCGAACGATCCGGGCGGCCCCACGAATAAAGGCGTCACGCAGGACGTCTACGACGCATGGCGCAAGGCGCATAATCAGCCGACGCAGAGCGTCAAAAATATCTCAATGGATGAGGTTGGCGGCATTTATCGTCAGCTATATTGGGACAAAATCCGCGGCGATGATCTCCCATCCGGCTTGGATTTCGCTGTTTTTGACTTCGCCGTAAATAGCGGCGTCAGCAGGGCTGCGAAGTATCTTCAGGCGATTGTTGGCGTCCCGCAGGACGGCCAGATTGGCCCGCAGACAATTCAGGCTTGCCAGACTTATTTGGCGATGACTTTGACCAATAAGCGCCTTGGCTTCATGAAAAGCTTGGCGATTTGGTCGACTTTCGGCAAAGGCTGGCAAAGCCGCATCGATGACGTCAAAAAGCAAATTGTTGCTTTCGTAAAATAGGATAGATCATGAAAAATCTTCTCGTAAACTGGAAAACGACTGTCTCCGGCCTTATCCCTTTGGTGGCGTATGCCCTAAATTACGCCGGCCTTTGGCCGTCTGTGATCCCGCTGCCGCCGTTTGATCAGGTTTGGCCGTTTGTCCTCGCCATCGTCGGCATTGGCGGCACGGCCAAGGACAGCAACGTCACTGGCGGGACGACTCACCAGTGATAGCCTATGTTATCGCCGGAATTATTGGCGCAGTCCTATATTCTCTGGGCGCGTTGGCGCTCAAGATGATCAAGGAAGGCGGCGCGGCGGAAGAAAAGGCAAAAGAGGCGGGTAAAGCCGCCTCTATTTCTAAGGATCAGGCGGAAATAATCGCCCAGCCGAAGACGACCGATGAGACGATCGCTGATCTCGACAATAATCGCTTTTAGCGTTTCGGCATGCCAATCGACGAGCGGAGGGGGCTGTCCTCCGCTTATCAATTACAGCGCTGCGCAGCAAAAACAGGCCGCTAATGAACTTCGCAAAATGCATAGCGAGGCTCAGGTCGCCAAGATGATCACAGACTACGGGAAGCTTAGGGCGGCCTGTCGGGTCGGAAGGTAGTAACCGCCCCGAAAAGTGTGGTAATATACCGCTGAAATACGGGGTTTTCGATGACTACGGGCCTAAGCTACGACGGATCTATTTCTGGGACGACCAGCTATATCACCCAGATTGCCACGATGGCCGTTGTCGAGCCGACCAACAGTGATTTTCTGAACATTCTTCCGCAGATGATCACCTATGCCGAAAATCGGATCTATCGTGATCTCGACTTCGTCTTTACGTCTGTGTCGAACTCAAGCTTTTCTGTCTCTTCAGGAACGAGAACGATCAGCGTGCCCCCCGGAACTAACTTCGCGGCAAGCGCCCCTTACGGCGGTGGCGTTCTTGTCGTCCCTGAGCAGATCAATTTGCTTACGCCGGCCGGATCCACAGACCCGGATAACGCCATTCGCGTCCCTTTGATGCCCGTCACGAAGGAATTTTTGGACGCAGTATTTGGCGCATCTTCCAGCGTAAGCCAGCCGAAGTATTTTGCCGTCTTCGACGACTATACCTTCCTTGTCGGCCCATATTCTGACGCGACTTATACGGTCGAGATCGTCGGCACGTTCCGTCCGGTGAGCATGTCGTCGAGCAATAAGACGACGTTTATCAGCCTGTATCTGCCGGATCTATTTATCATGGCGAGCATGGTCTATATCGCCGCCTATCAGCGCAACTTCTCCAGCGCGATGGGCAATGACCCGCAAATGCCAGTCACATACGAAACTCAGTATCAGACGCTTCTGCGCGGCGCTATGTCCGAAGAAAACCGCAAGAAGTTCGAAGCTGCAGGCTGGACATCTCAGTCTGCTTCCGCCACATCGACGCCGTCGAGAGGGTGATAAATGCCGCATTCGACGCTTAAACTCCTTCCCGGCGTTGATGAGAACAGGACGATTGCCCTCAACGAAGCGGCGATTTCTTATTCTCAGCTTGTGCGTTTTGTCCCTGACAAACAGGGGCTGGGTCTCGTTCAGAAGCTTGGCGGCTGGACGCGATACTTCTCTTCCAATGTTGGATCTATTGTCCGCGCCCTCTGGGCTTGGCAGGACACAAATAACGTCGACTATCTCGCGCTTGGCGCGCAGTCGCGTTCTTCGTCGATAACGTCTGCGACGAGATCTGGGTCTACGGTCACAATCGTTTACAGCGGCTCGAACAGTTACGCCGTCGGCGATACAATTGTTACGACCGGCCTGAGCAATAGCGCGCTTAATGGCACATTTACTGTTACTACATCTTCTCCGGGGCAAATAACCTTTACGACCTCCAGTTCGGGCGTCATCGGAAATAGCGCCCCCGGAACGATCTACGCCGGCGATGGTCTTTCGGTCATTGAAGGCGCTTCTCGCGCGATCATCACGCCGCGGTCGCAGCTTTTCAATGTTGGCGTTCTTGCAGATA